GGCTTCTTGCTCTAACAGTCGCAATTTACGATTTATTCGTGCTTCACCTAACTGGACAAAGTTAGACATAACATCATCACTCAAATCAGTGCGGTGTAGGTAATCGGCTGCTGTTGTTTTGAGCGTATCGTAATTTGTAATCGCCATTATTTTTTAGCCTTTTTTTTAGAAACCTTCTTGGCTTTTTTTGAAGAGCTTACAGCCAATCTCCAAGCTGGCGTTGCCTCACCAGGGTCGTCAACAAAATCAACGATCTGTTCAGTTCCGTCTGGCAAATCTCGTATATATAAAGTCATGCTGCCGCCTCCAAAGCGTTCTGTATTTCACGTGAAACATGTGTTACATCGTAATCACCATGCTTAATTAATGCAGCAAGAAAACCGTCATCTGCTGCGGTGATCCAAGTTGGAACCATTCGTGCAACATCTGCAATAAATTCAGTTCCCATAACATACTGCGAAGTCGTTAAATATTCTGTGCCGCCACAGTTCACCCACAGCCTGGGGTTTGGCGCATCTTTTGTGCGTGGCCCTTCGTAAAGATGTGTAGTGGTTTCAAAACTACCCTCACAGCCAAAATAAGTTAAATGCGTATGCCCAATGCGGCTTGCAATGAACGGCGCAGTTGCAGCCGCTGATATAGTCGCTTGGATGCCGTTTGGTCCTCGTATCGCTGCTAACTGTATTTCAACGCCTTTCAATGCCTCGAACAAGCTAGGGTCACAAGTGTCGCCTAATAAAGCCTTCTTAACGCCACCGCAGACTGTCGCTAAATCTGGGCTAGGGTCTATAGCGTAGAAAGTTGCTTTGATATTGTTGTCATTGCACCATTGAAATGCTTCGTTAATAGCCCAGACCTCACCATCAAAGTCTTGCAATTCTTTAATATTTTTTGCCGTAGAATGACCACCACCAACCACCGCTAATGGCGTCGAGTTGGGGCGCAGTTCTTGCAGCCCCAACCCGTGACAATATTCTCTATTTCGCTTAAACACAGCACTTGAAACTGGGTCTAATGCGGTGAAGAGAATTTTAGCCATTAGCCAATGATGCCCTTATTTTCAAGTTCAGCCTGTAGAAGCTGAATTTGGAGGACTGCCGTGGCAACTGTGGCGGCACTAGCAATAGCAGCGATAGCTACTTGTGCCGTTGGAGCCACACCATAAAAGGAAATCTTTTCTGATGTTGTGTTGCCTAATGTCGAGCCGTCAGGGTTTCCACTAGTAAGTTGTTCTACAGCCATAATTTAAATCCTTTACAAAAAGCTGTTAGCAAAACAAATGGCGAGGCTGCTGAACCTCGCCGTTAGTTTTAGTTATTGGCGTAACGACAAGCCAGTTCTGGACGAATGGCCTTATAGCCGTACAAAACATCAATACGGCAGGGAAATTTGTCGTTGTTGATGTCGTAGTCACGAACAATTCTCATGCTAATGCCATCCATCACTTTTCTGGCGGCCATGTCAACGCCACTTGGCATTACAAGGTCTGCCGTGGCGAAGGCAAAGGCATCGGAGCAATAACCCAACGAAATGTTGTGTACAGCAGATGCTCCACCAACCTTAGTAATAGCACCGCCGCCTGTAGGAGATGCAATGCAGTTTCGCGCACCACCGCTTATAACAATAGAGGGGCTAATGGATACGGTTGTCGCTGTTGCGCTCATGTCAGCCGTTACAACAAACTGTTTTAGGTTTCCCGTGTCAGCTTTTGTCTCTGGGTGACAGGAATTAGTACCGGCGAATGTTACTATATCGCCAGCCACAAATGTACCGCCACCGTTGCTTGAGTGCGTAACAGACGCTCCAGTTTGATTTCCACCGTTTACTAGGTGGTCACCAGTGCCATCGTCTGAGCCTGTCGTAAAGGTAGGCCACAGGGTGTTCTCATAGATGTCATCAAATCCAGCAAAAGGACCAGCAATGCGGCCCTCTTTATAGTTACTGGATAGTTTGTCTTGAGCGTTAAACAAGCCACTAAGAGCCGTCACCATGTCCACGTTATCTTGAGTCGCCAAGTTAAGGCAACGCTGAGAATATGGGGTCAGGTTGTCAGTAAGGATTTTTGAACCCTCTAACACTTTCGCAAATGTAAATGCTGCATTTACATTATTGGCTTGGTTGCTAACATCCTTAAACACGTTCATAACATCGGCTTCAATGTTAGAAGCAAGAACAGACATCGCAGGCTTTAGGATGCGATCCGAAAACGTGTCGATGTCAAGTGCTAGTTCTTCAGAAGTGAAGTTAACATCAACGCCAGTTTGCGTGGCAACCTGAAGGGTGGTACTAGTTTCTGTGGTGTCGTTTGTGCTTAATGCTGCGCCATTTCTGACAACATATTGATTTGGCAACCTAATGCGTAAAGAGTCACCAATTTTTGCGCCAGCTTTGGCATAACTATCGTCATATTGGCGGTTAATAGTGCCAAGGAAGTTGCTCTTTTGATGAAGTATCATGAGAGCCTCGTTAGTAATCATATCGATCGTTAGATTTGTATTAGCCATAATCTTAGCCTTTCGATTGTTTGCGTTTCTGCGCCATCCTCAGTTCGCGATAAGCTTGTGGGTCAGACACATTTGAGAGTGATTTTGGTGCGCCTTGGCGTTTTGGCTTCAAACTTTTAGATGGTCTAATCTCAACCACTTTTTTGTTTGTCGTTTTTGCACCATTGCGAACCTTCTGTTCTGTCTTGTAACCAATTTGGGCTAATCTTAAAAGATTGATTTCTGGGTATGTCACTGCATTAGAAACCATTGCAGTAGGCAACCCCATATCAACCGCAAACTTTCCCAAATTCGACTTCATTTCATCGCCCCAACCTGTAACTTCCGAAGCGAGTTTGGCGTCAGTTCTTTCAGCAATTCGCACCATATTTTGATGCTGTGCTTCTTGACGCTGTTGCTCACCTTGCTGGATAGCTCCTACAAGTTGACCACGTTGTGCTTGAAGTTGCTGCGCTTGATGCTGCAACTTTGTCGCTGAAGTTATGTCAGCATCAAATGCAGCGTTCCAATCATAGGCATCAAAACTCTTTATCTGCTGATCTATAGCAGCTAAATTTGCCATGTTTGTAGTCTGCGCTGTCGATGCTTCCATATACTGTGAGAAATCTGCTTTTTCGGCCTCGTAATCCCTGCGTTCTTCAGCAAGTCTACTCGTTTTTTCGGTGTAGTCTTTAGTTGCCATCACAGCGTCTTTTAGCCGTTTTGGAACCTCGTACTCCTCGCCGTCATATTCAACTCTCACAGTGTCAAGGTCAGAACCCTCGTTGGGCTGCTCTTCGCCTTCCTCCGCTTCTTCACCTTCTTCGGTTTCTGCGGGTTCTTCGTCAGCTTCTTCACCAACACTCTCTGAAACTTGGTCTTCGGCTTCGGCCTGGTCTGTTACAACTTCCGCAGCTTCGGGTGTGGACGATTCAGCAACGCTACCCACGAAATCATTATCTACCATAAATAATCCTTTTTCTACAATAATTACACGTTCTAGTTATTCTTCATCAGTTATTATCATTTCAGTTTTTGTGTATGCACCTATTTCTGCTAGGTCTTGGTTGGCTTCTGATTGCGCTTTAAATTGTTCAAGAGCAAACTTTTGCTTTTCAAGCTCTAGCTTCTGTTCTTCAATGTTCATGCGGTCAGCTTCTATCTGACCCTTTTGTGCGATTTCAACATTTTTAGTTTCGTTGTCCATCTGCTTAACAACTATCGCTGTGTTGTCAGGAGCCTTTTCTTTCATGGCAACGGCAGCTTTTATGTCAGCCTCTTTGTTCTTGATTTCAGCTTCCATTCTGTTCGTTTCAGCGTTCATCACATCTATGTCTACCTTGCGGCTGTCCACTGCAAGTTTCTCACGGTCAACTTGTATTTCAGCTTGTTTGCCTTCACGATCAGCAAGTAATTGATTAATTACTTGCTCCATGCCCTGCATCTGTTCAGTCATCTGTCCAATGCGGGGGTCTTGTTCATCATCGATAACCCCAGGAGGCAACAAAGACTTGAGCCGTTTAGCGAATACATCTGCATTAGGCCAATCCATAGCGTTAGCAACCAAGTCGCCAGTTACAGCGGCAGCTTGTGGGAAGGCTTGAAGTAGCGCAATCATGCTGCTTCTAGCCTCTTCACGCTGTGTAGTGTATGACGGACCAGCATTAACAGTTACGTCATACTTGCCGACGGTAAGGTCATAAATGTTGTCCATGCCTTCTCGTTGCTCGATTTGTTCGCCTTGCAGCATCTCTTGTTCTTTTGTTAATTGCTGGTTTACAGCGACAGTCTGTGCGCTTCCGTCTTCTCCAAGAACACGCATAATTCTAGGCTTGCTGTAAATCATTGGAATTAAATCAACAATAATAATGCCTGTGTGCCTAATTGCACGAGCCATATTGTCAACAAAGTGAAAGGTTGAAGTGTCACCTTCTCGAACTCTTTTGTTTATTGCAACGCCACTGATTTCATTTGACTGTGCGCCTAAAGATGCGTCATGCAAACCCATGACTGACTTCATATCGTCAGAAGCATTTAAGGCTTCTTGCAAAGCACCCGCTGGCGGCCCAGCAAACGGCTGGCGTTGTGGAGGCACATCACCATCATATTCCAAGTAAGAATAAGTTTCTGTATTGGCGTTTTGCCATCTTGATAGATCAGTATCAAAGGAACCAGCAGGGCCAATCCACGGCGTCTTTGGGGCCATTGCAACCAGTTCCGTGGTTGTTGTGCGCCAGTAGTTGTACATAATTTGTGCGTCTTTAGCGAAATGGATCAAGCTGAAGAAGTGACGTTCTCCTTCAATGTAAACCTCTTCACCGTACACCGGAATAATGGGGATGTACTTGCCAGGCCATTCATTCGTTTCAAGAACTTCTTGTCCGCTAATAATGTACTGAGTAACTTTGTGGCTGGTTGTGTCTCTTGTGTTTAAAAGCTCAATTCCAGCCGCTGCATATTCTTCAGCTAGTGCCTCAAAAGTCTCTTCGCTGACAACATCGCCACTAGACATTAAATAAATAGTTGAATCAATTTCTTCACGAACCCAATATTCTGCAATTCTCACTTCGTCAGTGTTATACCAAGCTTGGTCTTGATCGTTTACAGTTCCTCCAGGAGACCAATCAATGACTTCAGCGTTCGGATATTTCTGCTCAAATTCCTCAGTTGGCATCATTTCAGTTACGAAACAATAGTTCCAATCACTGCTATCTGCGCTAGTGCTGCCAGCGTCAGGGTATATTGTTAGCGGGTTGAGGACACGATTGATCCTGATGTCCATGTCAAATGTATCATCGTCAGCATAATCCAAATCAACACGTATATAACCAAACCCGCCAGATGCAGCACAATCGATAGCGGTATCATAAGCCAAATCAGCCTTCGATATTTGTTCAATGTTTCTGATAATGCCATTTAGGATTTCCGCTGTTTCTGGGTCTGCTTGGTCATCAAAAGGATGCACTTTAATTGATGGCTTGTTCTGTCGTGCATCGTTCACAACTTGGCGAATAAAACTTGGCATCCTGTTAACTGTCAACGAGGGACGGCCTTGGTTTTTACGCTCTTCAACGTCAGTGCTTCCCCATTGCTCACCCATGCGGGCAAATCTAATGTCGTCCTCGTACCTGTTTTGATTTTTCTCAAAAGCATCCGTGGCTTGTTCAAAACTAGTTTTTGCTTGATCTAAAAGTTTTTCGTCTTTTTTCTCAGCCATGCGAGGTTCCATTTATCTGCGGAATAGCTTTTATTCCATTAACACAATTATTAATTCAATTCAAGATGCCGTGATCTTACGATTAGCCTGGATGTTTACCGTTATGGATCGATTCTAATTTCTTAATACGTTCGGAGTTGATTTCGCTTGCAATTAAAATACGTTCCATTTCTCTGTGCTGTTTTTCTAATTTAGCTGGCGACAAAATACCTGACAAAACATCGGTTTTTTGACTGTTAAGATCAATTCCATTTTCGTGCTTATCACTGCGCTGGTCCAATGACCTTAGCCTGTTTTCATAGTCCTTTTGTAAATTGTCTAATTGTTCAATGACGTTAGCCAGTTTTTGCTTAACAATTACAGATGCGCTGACAATAGAAACTAACACCGCTCCTAGAGACAACAACAATTTAATATCAATAGAACCGTCCATAAATTATTCCGATTTAATCGTTTTTATAAAATCAATCACGTACCCAGCTCTAGATGGATAGTTTCGTTCTACTGCTTTTTCTACATCTAACAGAGAGCCAGCTTCCATTTCAAAATATTGAAC